CTATATCGCAATCGTCGTCCAGTCCTTCCCACGGTCATCATGATAGCCGTCGGTCTGCTGCTGGGACCTGTGCCCCAAGAGTTCTTTCGTGTTCACCCCCTGCGCTTTATATAATCTTTCCGCTAAGGATCGCTGCTCGTGAAAAGTAGAAGGGGTCTTGCCTTCTTGTAACGGGATCTCAGCTTTATCGCGTGCCTTACTGAAATTCGTTGTCAACGTATTGGATTTGACCTGGGCACCACGCTCTGCTTGAGAGGTAGCTCTGAAAAAATGAACCAGATAGGGGCTGACGGCGTAATCGCGGCAGCGTGATATTATGTCGCGCAAGCTCCAGTTTATAGCGTTCAGGCGAAGCGAAAGTGGGATGGCAATTTTGCTCCCTGTTTTTTCCTGAAGCACATGCAGGTGATCATCCCAGACATCGCTAAATTTCATATTCGAAATATCCCCGAGGCGCTGGCCCGTTACCAGGGCCAGAAGCATTGCATTTCCCATATATTGATGATTGCTGTCTGCAATCTCGAATATCTTCTGCCATTCCTCAAGGCTCAGGCGCTGGCGGGTAATTTTTCGTCGGGGTTTTTTAGTTGCTGATGCTGGATCATAACCCGGAGGAACTTCACCCGCATGCTGAGCTTCTTTGAAAATATCAACCAGCACAGTTCTTACGACCTGGGCCATTCTCGGCTGGCCGGCCGTGACGTATTCATCAAGCAACTGAGCAATATCGCGAACATCCACCGATGGTAACAGCTTCATACCGACCCGCTCTCGCAACAACGAAACTGGTTTGGTTTTCTGTTTGAATGTGTTCAGCTTGATGTCGCCCGCCGCCAGACGTTCTTCCTGAATCTTCCAGTATCGATCCAGCCATGTGGATACAGTGATCGCTTTACCCTTGCTGGTGGCGATTCTGTCGCTAATCGAAAGAATTTGCCTGGTTCTTTGGTCCGCCAAGCGTGCGTTTGCCTCTGTAGCAATCGCAATGGCCTCAACTTCGTCAGTGCCCAGCGCGTGGAACTTGCCGGTGATTGGATGTTTATAGCGCCAGTAAATCTTGTTCACCTTCCTGCTGTAGAGAGGGTAAAGGTTCGGTACAGAAACATTGTTTTTACGTGGTCTGGCAGCCATCGTTCAAAATCCTTTGCAGCAATATGGAGTCGTTCTTCTTAACTATCGGCGCTGCCAGTTCTCCCACCAACTCAGCGTCTTCACGAACGCGCCATAAGCGGCCCTGCTTCATTGCTGGTGGAGAGAACTGGTTCTGTTTCGCATAACGTCGAAGTGTCGACAAGCTTGGAGGGTTGCTTCTGTATTTTTCAGCGGCCCACTCTTCGAGAGTTAACATCTGGATCATATGCTTTACCTCATAATGGCCCAGAAACGGGCCATTGGCTGAAAAACTGAAATCAGATTGCTGTCAGGCGCTGCCAGATAGCCGAAACGTATTTGACCTGGTGGCGAGCGTCAGCCAGGGCATTGTGTTGATCGCCTTCAAAAGGGATGTCGTAGCGCGAGTTCAGCCCAACAGCTTTGCCCAGTTCGACAACGGTACGCACGTCCCGGTAGTTCCAGTGCGGGATCGGGAATGGCGTGTCGGCCAGCTCGAATGCCGCCTCCAGAAGCGAACAATCGAACGAACTACCATTCCCCCAGAGCTGGACAGTCTTCGAACCGTTTGCCGCGTTTTCAGCGATGAAGACGAGGAACTGCTCCAGCGCCTCCAGCAGACCGATCGCATCATCCACCACGATTGCAGATCGTGCTTCCGGCGATTGCTTCAGCCACCAGAGGATGGTGCTCGCGTCCGGCCTCGCTCCGAAGGACATTGATGATTCGAGGTTAATCACCTGGTAAAATTCAGCGCCGGTTTTACCGCTGGACGGGTCAAAGAATACGGCCCCGATTGAAACGATCGGCGCGCCCGGCTTTTTGCCCATCGTCTCGAGATCCACCATCAGGTGTGTGAACACGGTATCCGTGTTTGAAGTATCAGGACCCAGCTCTTCCAGCTCCTCTTTCAGACCCGATTCCATCGCTGCATAGGTTACGTCTCCAGCCACGGCGCCACAGTCCGGGCAGCCACCACAGCCGGTGCAAACAGTCTCAGCTACGGCATCTGTTTGCGGATCAGCTGCATCAGCGCTTTCGCCTGGTGGAACCGCGCCAATATTTTCTCCTTCCTCCGGGTTAGTCTCTTCCATCTGCACATCGCTGGTGGTCTCCTCATTAACCGATGAACGGTCATCATTTTCTGGTTGTTTTTCGTTCATCAGGTCATCGATGGCGAATACGCCTCCGCCGAGGTTCGCGACCTGCGGCTGACTGTTGGCCTCATCCGCACGACGGCGTGCTCCCTCTTCACGTACGCGTTTCAGGTTTTCCTCGTGAGTGCAGAGGGGGGCTCGAGAATATTTGTCATCTGCAGGATTGATGGTTATTTCATTCACAACCGGACCGGCGGAGGCTGCTGGGATCGGCAGCAGTTCGGTTGCAGCGTTAAACTCAGCCGTCATTGTCTGGTTGACGAACTCAAGGTGAGCAGCAGGCGTCAGATGGATGTTATCCGGCGCGATGCGCACCAGGTTGAAGATGGCCGCGCGGTTCACTGCCAGAACGCCGGGCTGGTTGCGCAGAATTTTGCTCCACGATTTCCATGGTTCTTCTTTTTTCTCGATGATTTCTTTGGCGCGGCGGGCGATGCTGCCCGGGATTTCCCGATAGTTGAAGTCCATCGGCAGCAGGGCGCTGGCGATCTCCAGATCGAGGGTTTCCAGAGTGTGATGCGCGCCTTCACCGCGATCAGTTACATACCCGCCGTCGGCATTGGTGCCAGCGTCGGTGCGCTGCACGAGGTTGATGCGGTTACCGGCGGCCCATTCACGCGTCAGGATCCCGCGGTCAATATATGGAGTGGCTACCCAGGCCTTTGTGAACTGCAAAAGCAGGCCCAGTTCATGACGCTTATCCATGCTGAACACTTTGCGAATTGCGGTCGTGTAGCGCCAAAGGTCTTTGGTGTCGAAAGCCTTAACTTCCGGGAAGTTTTCAGCGGCGAGCAGCAGATCCTGGACATAGCCATTGTCGGTATCCATTTCCAGTGTGTAGAGCTCTGCATTCTCGCTGCGGGTGATGTGATGGCGCAGTTCGTCCACCGTCAACTGGGCAAGCAGCTGTTTACGGAATGGCATTTTGCAAACGGGGTAGTGAGCACCACCATCATCGTGTTCGCTGATCTTCAGGCCGTACTCATACAGGGAATTAGGCAATTCTGTAGCAGCGCTATTGTTATCTAAGATATCAACAGATGTTTTCGTCGTATCAGGGGAGGAGGCATCGCTGGTTGTCACCGGGGCGAGGGTGGTTTCACCCTGAGATGCGGCGGCGGGGATCACGTTCCAGGTGCGCTGGTCCTCGGCCAGTTCGTAGCGTTCGCACCAAGTGTAATCGATGGTGCTTTCTTCCGGCAGGTCATTGAACACTGGAAAATCTGTGCGGATCGGTTTGAGGTAGTCTTTTCCACGACCTGTTTCGATACCTGCATCTTCCAGTTCAACATCAAGTTGCAGCGCTGCGCGCGATTCGGTTTTGGCTGTAAACCAGATTACGCCGTCAGGTTTGCCCGATTTCTGGGTCGCCTTAATATGATAAAAAAATTCCATCTTGGAGCCTCGTTTGGGTGTAAGATACCCAACAGCTAATGAGCGCTGCTTAGGTAGTGGTCATTGGTCAAAACTCGATTCCGGAAAGCTTTGGTCGGCTGACCGGGTACTTAACCCGCCTTGCGCGGGTTTTGTGCTTATTGGGCGCTGGGCTTGTTTGCCAGCTGAGAGATAAGCACTCCATCAAGTGCATCAAGCACCGGGTCGAACGTGGTATTCGACGGGATCTTGCTGACTGCGCGGATGACAGCTGAAACTGAGATATCACCTTCACGAAGGCTATATCCGCCGCCCGGTCCTCTGTGCGAAGTGACCAGCTTGCCGCTGCGCAGTCGCTTAAAAATTTGCTCCAGGTAGGAAACCGAGAGCTTCGGTTCTTTACTCAGTGTTGCGAGGGGCACTGGCTTGCCGCAGTAGATTCTTTCCAGAACCGCAACAGCCTGGACAGATGCCATCACTCGTTTCATTCCAAATTCCATGGTCTATCCCTTCACCGGATCCCGGCCGTAGCCAGGGTTATCTTCAATAGCATCCTGCAGAACCTGAATCGCTTCGCCGTATGGAAGGGTCAGTGCCAGCTTAATCGCCGTCCCGAACGTCTCCGCTACCAGTTCAAACTTCTGAGCCAGGCGGTTCGCTTCCTCGGTCTGCTCCTCAACAGCCTCCATTTCAAACTGGTGCTCCTGCCAGACGTCATCCATCACTTCTTCTTCGACTTCAACCCGCAGTGCCTCTTTAACTTCAAGAACAGGCAGAACGCCAATTAACTGCTCGGCTGGCACGCTGCTGTATCGCAATGCCAGTTCGTTTGCTGACATAAATCCTCCGGAAAAAAGGCCCGCCACGGGTGACGGGCAAAGACAACTTTTCCAATTTAACCAGAACAGGTCATCGACTCCTGTTTGGTTGAGATGGCGGGATTACCATCACGATGCCATGTGCACCTGGCATCAGGCTGGTAACAGCCATTGGTCGAAACTCGATTAAAAATGTAACGCTGGCTGTTGGTCGTCAGCCGATTTGTATGGGTAACACTGTCCTTTCACGTGCTGCTCTGCGGCAGCTGCTTCACAAACCGCCTCGGTGTTATAAACGCCGAGCATGATGTCTGAGCATTCCCCGGTGAGGGCGCAGACGGTAACGATTAAAGCGAAGAGCGAGCTCATGCGTTGAGCTCTGGATTGCCTTTCTGCGCCATGAAGTAACAGAACTTGCGGAGCAGGACTTCAACAATATTGAGGCGAATAGCCTGCTGTTTAACGGGGTTACGTGCGTAGTCTTTCATTGTGATCTCCTTATTGCCTTTTGCGTCTGGCCGACGGAACGGTAAATCCTGCTGCGCGTTAGTTTTTGTCATCTCATCCGGTGTTTCATATGCCGCCGGCAGCTACTTCGTGGGCGTCCTGCCTTGATGACTGAATTTGTGAAATCATTATAGACACGCATCGTGTCTATGTGTCAACACAAAAAGTGACACCAATAGGCGTGCGAAAAGGAGACTTAGCAAGGACGCTAAGTGAGCTATAAAAAAACCGGCTCGAAGCCGGTTCAGAGAGGATTATTCTTCTGCAGGTTTGTATCTGCCTTGGAGGTACTTAGCGACGTATTCGTCAATTTCCCTGAGGCGCACTTCGAAGAGGTCAATCATTTTATCTTGTTCGGTAGAAGGAAGTTGATCAAACAGCAAAAGCAGGCGCCGTTGTTTTTCTGGCAATTCCTGGCCTTTGTTCTGCTCATCTCCAAAAAGAATAAAACTAGGCGTAGTATCAAGGTATCTGGCAAGTGTAATGGCGTCATCCACACCAATATTTCTGAGCCCTCCCTCGTAGTTCCCTACTCTTGAGGCAGTAGACCAGCCGCACAGCTTAGACAGCTGCGCCTGGCTTAACTTCTTTCGTTCCCGAAGAGACTTGAGTCTCTCACCAATAATTTCAGCCATCGATTTCATTCCGAAATATTACCACGCTCTGTGGCTAGCGAGGTGACACATTCTGAGGTTGACCTTAGACACAAATCGTGTCTAATATGGCGCATAAAATCTGTGTAGGAGTTAACCGTGAACAACATTGCCTTTGAGCGTCAGAAATTAGGATTGTCGCAATCGCAGCTAGCCGAAGCTCTTGGCTGGGGGCGCTCGCGATTATCTAACTACGAAGCCGATCTTAGAGAGCCCGGGCTGTCTGAATGCAGAACCATCATTGAGACACTTAACGCTTTAGGTGCGGAGTGCACTCTGGACAGCGTGTTTCCAAGCGATCCCGTCACCAAACAGGAAGGAAAATCATGCAATCAGTAGCGTTTGAACATCTTAACCGACTGAAACCCGCTTCGCTGAAAACGGAAAATCAGTATGAACCTCGCCGCAGAGACAACCTACGGCGCCAGGAGATCCTGACAGCCGTTCGTGAGTGGGAGCTTACTCTGCCCGGCCAGGCGCAGGACATTGTTACGCAGCTGGTGGCCGAGCAGTGGGCAAAAGAGGGTGGGCGTGGGATCACTGTGAACAAACAGAACCTTTATCGTTACCTGAAAAACGAAACTAATTCCAGCAAGTACACGGCTTATGTCATGCAACTCGCGAACGCGATCAGCATGGCAATGCCGATTGAGATCGCCAGAAAACACGGCCTCCGTCAGGGTAAAACCGACATCGAGCTGGTGGCCGAGGCAATAAAAGAGACCGGAGAGCACCATCAGGCAAAGTTGCTGGGCCTGCCAAGCAAGAAGCAAGCGAAGGAGGGTTTTGAAAACCTTCTTGCCAACGCAGCGCTGCTGCCGGGAGAACTGGCTGGTGTGGTGATTGCTCACCTGCAGGCTCTTGCTCCGCTATTTACGTAATCGAGTTTTGACCAATGACCATACGACCCGGCACCCCGGGCAACAGGAGTAAACATGGCAGCGCTGCCCTATATGCAACTCTACATTGCTGATTACCTGGCGGACACCATGCATCTGTCTACGGAAGAGCACGGCGCTTACCTGCTGCTGATGTTCAATTACTGGCAGACAGGTAGACCCATTCCAAAAAACCGGCTGGCAAAAATAGCACGGCTGAGCAACGACCGTTGGAACGCTGTTGAGCCTTCGTTAAAAGAGTTTTTTAACGACAATGGTAGCGAATGGTCGCAAGAGCGAATTGAGAGGGATCTGGAGGCTGTAAAAACTTCGCTCAGTCAGAAGTCCGCAGCAGGAAAAGCATCAGCGCAGGCGAGAAAGGCCAAAAAAGAGACTAAAAACCAACGGAATGATAACGGGTGTTCAACGGGCGTTGAATCACCGTTGCAACAGGAGGCCAACGGAAACCCAACTAATAAAGATACAGATACAGATACAGATACAGATACAGATACAGATCTAAAAGAAAACCCAGATATAGAGGAGCGCGAGCAAAACGAATATTTCCCGCCGTTTGGAAAATTCCCGATCACCAACGAGTGGATCCCCGGCGCTGATTTCGTAGGACAGGCTGCGCTCTGGGGCATCAACCTTGGTGAGCGTCCGGGTTATACCGCTGTAGAGCTGCAGCAGTTCCGTGATTACTGGCAATGCGAGGGGAAAGTAAAACACCACATCCAGTGGGAGCAGACCTTTGCGTCCAGTCTGCAAACATCTCGTGCTAAAGCGGCCGCACAGGCGAAAGGCCAGCGCCGCCAGCCAGCCCTGACAGTATCGACACCCGATACTGAAATACCACCGGGATTTAGGGGGTAGCGATGAAAACGACGAATGACGTTCTGGGCCGCCTTCAGCGATTGATCCCTGAAGGCATTCAGCCAAAGTTCACCAACGCCAAGGAGTTGATGGCCTGGCAGCAGGAGGAGGGGCGAAAGAGAGCTGCGGAGCTGGAAAAAGAAAATCAGCGCGCACGCTCAGAGAAGATTTTTGGGCGGTCCGGTATTTGCGATCTGCACCGCAATTGCACCTTCGCGAATTACCAAGTGAGCAACGAGGGGCAAAAGAACGCGCTGACCCTGGCAAAGAGTTATGCCCAGAACTTCGGCAGCGGGTTTGCCAGCTTTGTGTTCAGTGGTGGCTGCGGTACCGGGAAGAATCATCTGGCTGCGGCAATAGGCAATTTCCTGCTGCAGCGTGATCACTCTGTTCTGGTGGTGACCGTTCCGGACCTGATGCTGCGCGCGCGGAAATGCTATGACGAAGGCCAGTCAGAATCTGCGTTGCTGGACGATCTTTGCAAAGTGAGTCTGCTGGTACTGGATGAGGTCGGGGTACAGCGCGAAACACGTAACGAGTGGGTATTGCTTAATCAGATTATCGATCGCCGCTTGGCGGCAATGAAACCAGTGGGGGTACTGACAAACCTGAATTTTGACGAGTTATTGAAAACCCTGGGTGAGCGGGTAATGGACCGGCTGACCATGGATAACGGGATCTGGGTGAATTTTGCCTGGGGCAGCTACCGCAAAAACGTGAGCCATTTGCGGCTTGTGAAATAACCAAACGAGTTTTGACCAATGACCAAACCATTAACCCAGAAAGAACAGGTGGCGATTTTTGTGCGCTATCAGCCGAACTGCGCCGTCGGCGACGTTTCCGAAGCGCTGGATATGTCAGGTGCAACAGCAGGAAAGCTACTGCGCGAGCTGAGTGACGATGGGGTAATAACCCGATCCCGCAACAGCGTCCAGTACACCTATGCGGCGGTACCGCATGCCGATATTCCGGATGTAATCCTTCCGTGCATGGAGGAGAAAAGCGACTCGATCATGATGCAGGCTGCCGAGCAGAAGGCGAAGGCGCTGGAAGAAAAGGGGCTGTGGCGCCGCGCTGCAGCGGTGTATTCGGACATGTTCGGCATTGCCTGCAACTCTTTGGAGGTTGCCCGCATCGCCAAACGCCGCAAAGAGTGCCTGCGCCAGGCGGGGAGGGCCTGACTGATGCCAAGACCAAAAACTCACAGGGAGCGCACCCTGTTCATCGCCTGGATTATCGAGCTGGTGAAAAAGCAAGGCCGCGCTACGACCAATGATGTCGTCGCCATGTTCGGCCTACATCGCACCACCGCCGAGAAGTACATCCGGGCTGCCATAGAGCAGGGTCATCTTATCCGCCACGGACGCTGCGGCGTCTTCCGCAACCAGCGGGCAGCTATTGACTTTGACATGGAGCGTTACACCCATCGTATGACGGCGAAATGAAACTAAAGCTTGAGAGTTAACTATCAACAAGCCGCCCGGAAAGGATTTTAGGGCGGCTATGAGCGAAAGGCGGGCGATAATAGTTATCACATATAGTCATCAAGGCCGATGAAATATATATAATTTATTACCTTATAGTTCTATAGGAAGCACTGAAAATTGATGACTAAAAACCAACTCTTGCTAAACAAATGAAATTTAATTAATGAGTTTAATTGAATGATTCTTAACTCCAAGTGTAAGGTGGTTAATGTTTTCTCCGCAAGAAAAATTTGTTATCACAGAGTTGCATATCCCCACCAAGACCCAAGGATTAGATTTAGACTTGCACTTGAATACCTCCCTCATAAAGAGAGAGGTATCGAAGATTATTTCTCACTTATTTTTTCGTTATTCATCACTCACACCCCATTAAGGAAAGGTTATGTTTTCTTACCTCGAATTAGGAGAACTAAACCTAGCGTTGAAAATCATAAATTCTTCCCCTGCCAAATCAAAGTCTTAGTGTTTTATAAAAAACCAAGAATGTCTTTTAAAGCATCTTCTTTTCTTTCAATCAAAGAAACATTACCTTTATAAGCATCCATGTAAATATTCTCTGTAACCTCAGCAATTTGATTAATTAAATACTCTCTTCGGTTTAATTTTTCAATCATTTCAGTAATGAGAATATAATATGGCTCATGCTTCACTCCATTCTCATCAATGTAGGGCTTTAGTTCTTCATAAATTTTATAGTCCCCATTTAATATCGCCTTGGTATATCTGGAATCCAATACTTCATTAATGATCAGATCATTAAATGGGTTGGTTCGCTCACCTTCATAATACCTTGTAAATATTGAAAGCGGTTTCATTACTGGCTTAAAAGGACCTATTGAAGATATAAAGATATCGAATAAATCTGAGTCACTATCCTCTTCTGAGATTTTTACATCGCTGATTTGCCTTTCATTCAGTGAAATTTTTACTTCACCAGTCAATTCATTATAGATATACTCAATTAGCGCCTCTTTATTACTAGGGTATTCATCTAAACCAGCCTCTTCACATAATGGTTTGCAAAGAAGCTTGAAAGTATTTTCCTTGTCAATTTCGTAGAGATACCTGGCGGTGGCAGATAATTTTGACTCATGTTTTATACTTTTTAATATTGCTTCCATGAAAATTTGTTTTTTATCAAGAGATAATGACTTAACGTATTCTGCTGCATGATACTCTTGGATTGATTTATGTAAAAAAACATAACGGTCATAACCATCTTTTTGAATCAAACATGTGATATCGATGAAGTCATAAGCCATATCCTCAGGCTCGCAATCCTCTATGCCACAAAGACTAAGAGATTGTTTTGTATAATCCAATATCGAGTGGTGTGTAAAATCTTGACGATTGTCATATAAGGATTTAAAACAGAGAGCACAAAAAGAATCAAACGCCTCTGAAGGGGTTATATTACTTTTTCTTTCACGTTTATAATTTTTTATTTTGTCATGCCTAAAATATAGAGTTGTAAAAAGTTTAGAGTAGAACTCGATAGCACTGTTTGGGATTGAATCTAAATGCGGGTAGCAGATATAAAACAATGTCACCAACAATGGTGAATTCATCGTTTCTACTAAATTAATATTTCCCTTTAGCATTGAAAATATTTGTGTAAGTGTCTCTTGCTCAACCTCTCTAGAAGAGCTCAACTTCTTTAGTATTGATATAATATCCGATCTTTTTATTCTCTTTACTTTAAAATTAATTATGCCTGACTCCGTGCATACTTCCGTTCCATCCCTACTTGTTGTGATAATTTGCAGATTATAATTTCTGTTGAGAAAAATTATTTCCTCAAGCATTTTCTCTCTCATGCTTGAAGAGATTTCATCAAATCCATCCAATAGCAATACAACACTATTGCTTTTCAGTAATTCTACCAAACTTTCTTCATTGGTGTTTATACCTAGTTCGTCTAGAATTTTTAAAAGTGAACCAGTAATGCCATTTTTTTCTATTTTCCTCAACTCCATAAAGAATGGGATTTTATCTCCTACTTTAATAGATTCTAATAGAATTTTTCTAAGGATTGTGCTTTTCCCTTGCCCTGCAAACCCAATAATATTAGTGATATTATTATCTGACAATAAAAAATTATCCCCCACCCTATATTCCTTCCCATCATGAGAAATAATTAAAGGGTGATATATATCATTTAGCATAACATCATTCTCGGAGCTATGAATGGTTCGCATTTTCATAGCTCTAGAAATATGCTTCACGACGTAGTCGCTATGTACATCTATAGAAGTTAGTTGTTCAACGATACCTCTACCTTTTTTAAATTCACCAAGCCAATTCTTAGATAAAACTTTATTAAATATAACCTTGGCAGTTTCACTTACACCTATTTTTAAAATTTCGGCAGCAATTGGGTCCATTGTAATACTCCTTAATTAAAATGGTTAATTACCATACGATTTATGATTTACTTTAAATTTAAAATTAAATATTTGTAAGGCCACATTATAAAAAATGTAAAATAATTAATCATAGATCTTGTATCGTCAATTATTAGCCTACACTACCCATATCAGTACTCACCAAATAGTATGCCTAGTCACAATATCAGTTATATGCGCTTGCTCTGTCAACATTCTCTTGTAAAAACTGAGATTACAAATTTAATCTAATGAAAAACAATAATTTACTGTGTGAGGCAACTGTAACTTGGGGAGGTTACACTCATAAATCTCCGATGGCACTGGTAGGGGGCTACAACTTTGGACAATTCACTCCCATAACCAACTAGCTGGCTTACGTCACGTTGATTGGTACATGGTGAAGCAACGTCCGCTCCTGGCACAAAACGGAAGTTAATCATTAACTTCCCCTGTAAGCGGGACTCTGTTGGCGCGTATTGAACTTTACATACTGAAACTAGCGCTTTGCACACCGTGCGGCAGGCGGGGGTTATGCTCTCATTTTTCATAGTTCTTATAGGCATTTTGTGTGCCTAAAGCATTGATCAAAACGGTGTATAGGTTTACTGTATATCCATACAGTAAATGCAACGGAGGCTATTATGAGAGTTGAGTTAAGCATTGATAGAACTAAAGAACTTCCTAAGGGCGCTGTCCCGGCTCTGGAAAAAGAACTGTTAACACGACTGCAGGATCAGGTAGGCGATTGCATCCTGGTTATACGACGAGCAGGCTCAGACCGGTTAAGTGTTCTGGGCGGTGAAAAGGACGCGAAGAAGAAGGTAGAAGAGATCCTCCAGCAGACCTGGGAAAGCGCTGACGACTGGTTTTATTAATTCAGCATGTAATTAGTTTCCTGGGTGGAAGGGGAGGTTTGGTGAAACAAAAAGAAGAATTTCCAAAAAAGGGTTATGCAGTCATCAGATGTCACGATGGGGTTATCGTTGCACGACTGCACTCATTTCCTGAATGTGACCGTGCGCTGATGTACAGGCGAGGTGATGTGGTGTCGTTTACGCCGCTTCTGGATGATGAGATTGTAGGGTCGCCAACTCTCTTTACGCAGATGCTGGAGCGGGCAGGTTACCGTGTTTCGCTTAATTCTGTTAAACTCCCGTCATAGGCCTGAACAACCTATACCTGCTGCGCCACTGGAGAGATACCATGGCGCAAAAACCTTCCAAACAAGCACTTAAACTGGTTCCTTTCGGAATCAGCGATTTCTTTTTGCCTGCGCACTTACTGGTGACGGCATGAAGAAAACTAGCTTCATTCACACCCAGCTCACGACGAAAGAAGTGGACGAGCTCGAGGCCCGCTATCGCGCTAATGACGTGCGGACTGTGCGCAGCCTTGATTTCGATCTCATCCACTGGACGCTCACCGCTTATCTGCCCGAGGCAAACAGAGCCCCGCGTCAGGATAAGACCTTCCAGCAAAAGCTCTGGAGGGAATCGTGAAGACCTACAACATCACCCCGATGGGCAAACCCAGAATGACCAGGGCGGATAAGTGGAAAAAGCGCCCGGAGGTTCTCCGGTACCGTGCATTCTGCGATCACGTTCGGCTGCTGGGCGTCGAACTGCCGGAAGCAGGCGCGCACATTACGTTCATCCTCCCGATGCCCCCGAGCTGGAGCAAGAAGAAGCGCCAGGAGATGGCAGGGAAACCGCACCAGCAGAAACCCGACAAAGATAACCTGGAGAAGGCCCTGATGGATGCCATCTATGCGGATGACGCCCATATCTGGGATTCCCGCGTGACGAAGCGCTGGGGTGAGTTAGGGCAGATCATCATCGGGGTGATCGACTGATGCGCGCCTTGCTGAAACCGGTTATTGCCCGGGAGCTGGGCGTTGTGCTGCTGAAGCCGGGCAGCGAGCTGATGCCCATGTTCATCTCAGGGCGCGTGCTGGTGGAGAGCCAGCCTGCCAGCATGGCCAGCTTTGAGACCGGGCGAGTGCCAGACCTTCGCCAGCCGCTGGCGGCCAACCCGGCGCTGCGTCCGTTCTTCCTCCACGAAAAGGTGATCACCGCTGCTGGTGGGCTGGCTGGCCTGGAATACTGGTTGCTGCGCCACGGCGGCGGCACCTGCCAGTACCAGCACAGCAATTACCACTATCACGAACTGACCACCATGCGGCACGAGCCCGGCGCGATCCTTCTCTGTGGCCACTGCGACAACCGGCTGCGCGAGCAGTACACCGAACGTCTGGCGGAACTGGCGCGTCAGAACGTCATCGACTGGGTGCTGGACATCGCCCGAGTAGCGCTGGCGCTCGACAAAGCCCGTGAACTATCACTGGCTGAATTGTGCTGGTGGGCTGTTCGTGCCGGTGTCACCGACGCGCTGCCTGAATCCGTTGCCCGAGATGCATTGCGCCTGCCGGCGGAGAAACAAACGTACCGCGAGAGCGAGATCGTACCGTCGGTACCGGCCACCAGCATCATCGCCGACAAGGCCCGCGCGCTACCTGCAGCACCTGCAACACCTGCAGGCGCTCCACCAGCCATTAAGCCAGTTGTGGGCGTGCTTGTGGATCCAGAATCACCGCAGACCCTGATGAAGCGGCCAAAGCGGACCCGTTGGGATAAACCCAAATACCTTGCATGGGTTAAGACACAGCCCTGTGAGTGCTGCGGCAGACCGTCAGATGATCCACACCATCTCATCGGCTGGGGCCAGGGAGGCATGGGAACGAAGGCGCACGACAGTCTCGTGATCCCCCTGTGCCGCCAGCACCATACCGAACTACATAACGATCCGGTGAAATTCGAGCGTAAGCACGGTACTCAGCCGGAAATGATAATCAGAGTGCTGGACCGGGCCTTTGCGCTCGGCGTTCTGGCTTAAGGAGCAGTACAGGATGACACCACGTCAACGCCGCATTCATATCGAAGGTCTGGGTAAAGCAGCTGCAGCACCGAGGAAAAGTTACCTCGGGAAGTTCACGCCTCTTAAAAGTGTTCAGTCTGCCTGGATCAAATCCTTGCTGACGGTCTGGGGGGAATGCGTAGGCGGTAAAACCCGCGCGCAATACCGCCTGGAGAACTGCAGCCAGTTCTGGTCTGAGGTAAAGCAATCAGAGTGGTCAGACACTCAGCTTACGCGCATTACTGAGGCGCTGGGGCAGGCAAGGGAAGAGGGGTTCCGTGGCGTACAGGCAGCATTGCGCGCCCGGTCCATTCTGTGGCCGGTAACCCTGTCTGAATTGATAGAAGAGAGCGAGCGCCATGATGATGCCGACTTTATCGAACAGATCATGCTGAAAACCTTTGACCAGCGCGATCCGGTTTATGTGGTCGGCCTGCAGTTTTACACCACCCGCAAGAAGATATCCGACATCACCCGGGAATTGCAGCACGTGGCCCCCTGGCTTACTGACGGAGAAGCGCGTAAGCGGGTGCGCTGGTGCCTTGAAATCTTCCAGGCGAAGGTATTTCTGGCTGTTCGCCGACAGATAGAAGCCGAGCAAAAGTGAGATGTATGTTAAATATTTTTAAGAAGGAGTTGAAAACGGGCCAGAAAAATGAATAATCCATTCATGCTTGGCAGAGCTGCGCCACGATGGCAGCGACGAAAAGCCTTTATCAAACAAATTCTGAAACCTCGCTTTGGCGGGGTTTTTTATTGCCTGCATTCCCCATCCCGTCGCTTGGGAGAGTGCTATAATGATCTTGAAACATAATTAGAGTGACGCGGGCAAACGCCCAATGTGTATACAACGGCATTTACGACCAGCATTCACTGCTGGTCTTTTTTTTCCGCCATTAGCTCAACCGGAGAGAGCACGGAGCTTCTACCTCTGTGGTTCGGGGTTCGAATCCTCGATGGCGGACCATTGCATCGCTTCATTCTTAATTAAGTATTTCTCACACCAGCCCGTAACCACAATGGCTAGACTCTCCTCACAGTGAGGGAGGGAATGGCATGATAGAGGGATTTTACTGGATACAGCACAATGGCAGAGTTCAGGTTGCCTACTATACCCATGGAGAAACGGAAGATCTTGAAACGGGTAAGACCGTAATCGGTATTTGGCACCTGACGCAGGGTGATCCCATTTGTGATGACGGCGAAGCAGAAGTTCTGGAAGGTCCTCTTACACCATCATGATCTCGTCGGTCGTTCCGGGTTTGATGAAGGTGGTCGTTATTCGAATGCGTTCCCTGTAATTACAATTTAGGCGAATTTGGAATAACGCTCCTATTAACTGGCATCATCGCACTCCTGTAACCATACTTAGTTTTCTGCTTACGACTGAAAGGAGCGAACTATGCCAGTTAACCATGCTGAATGCATCGAAGCCTGCTACAAATGCGCGGCTGCCTGTGATTATTGTGCTGCTTCATGTCTGAAAGAAGAACAAGTGGATATGATGCGTGAGTGCATAAGACTCGATATGCAATGCGCGAATATTTGTCGGCTCGCAGCGCAATTTATGACCTTTGATAGTGAATTTGCCAGATCGCTATGCCGGGTCTGCGCAGAAGTCTGTCAGAAATGCGGTGAAGAATGTGGGAAGCACGAAGCAGAACATTGTCAGAAATGCTCTGAAGCCTGCCTTCGTTGTGCAGAAGCGTGCCGCTCGATGGCTTAATGGAGCTTTCTCCCAGTTTTCTGTTTGAGCATCGACACTTAGAATTCTGACAAATTTTTGCTATGGTTATGAGTCAGGTGAATCCCCCTATGCGGCGGGGCAATCCAGTTAACTGCTAAGTGCAGATATGCTTGCGGCTCGTATAACTGGTAACGAGTCACCGGGAGGCACCCGGCACCTGTCTTATTCTCCATTTCTGAGTTAAATATCGCCTGCTAGTAAAGCAGGCTTTTTTATATGCGCTTCGTTAGTAGTGCTATTATTTAATCGTGAACCAAGCCATAACCATTAACCGGACATCCTGACCGGCCAGTATCGCTGCTCGACACAGCTACTATTTGGATGATGGCGACGTATCACGCCTACCTACTTAAATTTCCAACTCATTTAGGCCTGCGTAAAAGCGGGCCTTTTTTTATTTCAGGTTCCCGGAACCCCCCATCAATCGTCTTGTCGTTAATTCGTCCGGAGAGCCTGATCCCTATCCACACTACACCCGCGAACCAGCGAGGTGAGAGAAATGTCCCGTATGAGCAAACTTGTCACCGGAGTCGCCCTCGGCACCTCAGGAGGAACCATCCTGAACGGCGTCCTCACAAAACTGAGCCCTGACGAATGGAGCGCCATCGGCGTACTGGCTGGTATTGCCGGGATCATCGTTACAGGGCTCATTAACTGGTACTTCAAACGCAAGGTCGCCAATGCACAGGTAAAGGCGCTTGAGAAGTATGGCCCAGCAGTCAAAGTCGGAGATGATTAAATGCCAATGACCAGTAGCCTGCGTAACAAACTCATCGCCGCTGCTGGTGGCGGTGCAATGCTGATCGCCTCGCTGTTTCTCGGTGGGCAGGATGGTGTCGAAGGGCGGAAGTATGAAGCCTATAAAGACGTCGCCGGGGTGTGGACTGTCTGCGATGGCCATACGGGCCGGGATATCGTAAGAGGGAAGAAGTATACCGATCGCGAATGTGACCAGCTGCTGTGGGAAGACCTCCAGCCAGCCAAGCGAACGGTAGATAACCTGGTCAAAGTACCGCTGGGCGAATATCAGCGTGCTGCACTTTACAGCTTTGTTTTTAACGTTGGGTCTGATGCGTTCTCTAAGTCCACGCTGCTGCGCAAGCTGAACAAAGGCGATCACGACGGAGCGTGCGAAGAGATGCGGCGCTGGGTTTACGCTGGTGGCATGAAGTGGAAAGGCCTCCAGAACCGAAGAGAGATGGAGCGATCGATGTGCCTGGCGGAGAGTAAACATGACCTCTAAAGCCTGGCTGATAATCGGCGTGGAACTGCTTTTATCCTTCTTTGTTATTTATTTTCTGATTGGCCAGGTAGGCAATGAGAAGAAGCGTGCTGACAACGCCGAACAAAACCTGAAACTGGCGAACTCCACCATCACCGATATGCAGGTGCGCCAGAGTGATGTTGCTGCGCTCGATGCCAAATACACTGGAGAACTGCGGGATGCAAAAGCCACTATCGATCAGCTTGAGCGCGATGTTGCTTCTGGCAAGCGTCGGCTGCAGCTCAACGCCAGATGCACCACGAACGGAACGACCACATCCTCCGGCATGGATGATGGCACCGGCCCCCGACTTACTGACTCCGCTGAACGGGATTATTTCACCCTCAGGGAGCGAATCGAAACCGTCAACAAGCAACTGAGCGGTCTGCAGGCGTATGTGCGCGAGCAGTGCCTTAACTAACGAGGAAGATATGAGCGAAGCAAAACCGCAGGATGGAAGCACCGTAAAGGGGTACCGCACGTTAACACCTGGCGACATTGAGCGTATGAACCGCCTGAAAGGAGTAAGCCGCCATTTCTGCAGCCTGCTCGATACCGAACGCGGAGAGCTGCTGGCTGTCCGTCATGGGCCAGCAATGCTGAACACTGAGCAGGCACGTGAGATTGATGACGCTATACGCAGCCTGTCTATTGCCCGCACTAAAATGCAGGAAGCCTGTATGTGGGCTTGTCGTGCTGTTGCCCGGCCTGACGCTGACTGTTAGCCATTCCAAAGCTCATCTGCGGATGTGCTTGATAATGGGAAAAGAAGCCCTCAAAGGAAGGGAATCCAAATTCTTTTGAGGGCATGCAAATGCATATTCGTTACACCTTGAATTTAGCAGCGTGACATTAAGTGGGTATGGGAAGTTTCCCATAAGCGAAGCTGCCAGGTTGGAGTGTTCAGCCACATCAAAAAAACAGTGAGCCACTGGGCTGGTGGTTCTCTATTGCTATCACCATGGGCAGACCCATCGTAATGGCTACAGGGGATAAATCGAAAATATACCCTATAGGGAATAAACCACAGCCTCGCTCACGCGGGGCTTTTTTATTGGAGCCAACAATATGCCTGCAGCTATCCCTCGCGCCTGTCGTAAGCGCGGGTGCTCCGGCACCACCACTGACCGTTCCGGCTACTGCGAAACCCACCGTAACGAAGGGTGGCAGCAGCATCAGCGCGGCCTGAGCCGCCACCAGCGTGGCTACGGCAGTAAGTGGGACATCATCCGTGCCCGCATCCTTAAGCGTGATCGACACATCTGCCAGCAGTGCCTGCGCAACGACAGACCTCGTCCGGCTGAAACCGTCGACCATATCATCCCGAAAGCTCACGGCGGCACAGACGAAGACAGCAATCTCGAATCGCTGTGCTGGCCATGCCATAAACGCAAGACCGCGACGGAGAGAACCCGATGAGCTATACGCGTTGCACCTACTGCGGATCGACGCTGCACACCGTAGCGAATTGCCCAAAGACATGGGGTGGCTCAGCCCGCCGTGCGAACCTGCGCTGCGGCTACTGCGGTCAGTCGGGCCATAACTCCAGCGCCTGCCCGCACAATGCCAGTAGCGCGCGGCGCCGCAACCTCAGTGATGACTTCCATCTTGACTGATGTAATGCGAAATGATTTCAAACTTAATCATTTTGATGTGAATGATATTGATTATCACTACCGGGGGAGGGCGGGTCAAAAGTTCAGGCCCCTGCCTGCTAAGGACCGCCGCCTAACCTTTTTTCACACCGCCGCAGGTTAGAAAACTTTTTTATGGGGATCCCCACCATCGATTAATAGGAGTTTTCGATTATGCCAGGACCACCGAAAACCCCGACACATCTGGCTTTGGTGAAGGGGAACCCATCCAAAAGAGCTGTCAACAAAGAAGAGCCAAAACCCGCTTCTGGGGTACCCCCAGTTCCGAAGCATTTCGACAAGATGGGGAAGTATTGGTTTAAGCGAATTGGCGAGGAGCTTAATGCTGTCGGGGTGATGACCACCTTGGACGGTAAAGCACTTGAGCTGCTGATCGAGGCCTACACCGAATACCGACAGCATTGCGATGTTCTGGCTGAAGAGGGTTACACCTATAAAACAGTATCTGCTACTGGCGAAGATATTGTTAAGGCTCACCCGGCAGCCGTCATGAAGTCCGATGCCTGGAAGCGTATTCGGGCGATGCTCGGTGAATTTGGCATGACCCCCGCCAGCCGATCCAAGGTTGGCGTTAAAGGCCCGGCCGAGGCCGATCCACTGGATGAATTTCTTAAAAAGCGCAAATGATGAATGGCAACGGTTTCGGAAGGTATTCAGTACGCCGAGCGCGTACTGTCTGGCGAGATTGTTGCTGGCGAACTGGTACGCCTGGCGTGCCAGCGATTCTTCAATGATTTAGAGCACGGACCGAAGCGGGGCGTGTACTTCAACGAAGGTCGCGCCCAGCACATTCTCGATTTTTATGATTTTGTACCTCACGTCAAAGGTGCGCTGGCTGGAAAGCCCATTAAGCTGATGCCCTGGCACGTTTTCATACTTATAAACCTGTTTGGCTTCGTCATACATTTAGTTGATGAGATGACGGGTGAAGTGGTTATGGAGGATGGTGCAGCTGTTATGGTGCGCCGCTTCCGCACGGCTTATGACGAGGTGGCGCGTAAAAACGCCAAATCTAGACTTTCGTCTGGCATTGGGTTGTACATGACCGGTGCCGACGGCGAGGGAGGCGCTGAAGTTTATTCAGCCGCCACGACCCGCGACCAGGCGCGGATTGTTTTTGATGATGCCAAGAACATGATCAAGAAAGCCCCCCGCACGCTGGGGCGTCTTTTTGGTCACGTTAAGCTCAACATTCACCAAGAGCGTTCGGCCTCTAAGTTTGAACCGCTCTCCAGCGATGCGAATAACCTCGACGGCCTGAATATACATTGCGGCATTGTCGACGAGCTGCACGCTCACCGTACCCGTGACGTCTGGGACGTCCTGGAAACAGCTACCGGTGCGCGCCTTCAGTCCCTGCTTTTCGCAATAACGACGGCGGGTACCAATAAAGAGGGCATCTGTTACGAGCAGCGGGATTACGCCATCAAGGTGCTGCGCGGCGTGGTGGAGGATGACACCTACTTTGCCCTGATTTATACCCTCGACGAAGGCGACGATCCCTTTGACGAGGCCAACTGGCCGAAAGCTAACCCAGGCCTCGGTATCTGTAAGCGCTGGGACGATATGCGCCGCCTTGCCAAAAAGGCAAAGGAGCAGGTCGCGGCGCGGCCGAACTTCTTTACCAAGCACCTGAACATCTGGGTAACAGCTGAGAGCGCCTGGATGGACATGGACCGCTGGGCAAAAATGCCGGGTATTGCTTCGGAAGCTGAGCGTAAGGCGTGGCCACTATGGGTGGGGGTCGACCTCGCCAACAAAATCGATATTTGTGCGGCGGTGAAAGCCTGGCGCGATCCGGCAGGTGAAACTCACATGCAGCCACGCTTCTGGATCCCGGAAGGGCGACTGGAAACAGCGCCAGCCCATATTGCAGAACTTTACAGGAAGTGGGCCGATGCCGGATATCTTGAGCTGACTGACGGGGACGTTATCGATCACGGCATGATTAAAGCCGATATTGTGGAGTGGGTGAAGGGCGAGAACATCAAGGAAATTGCTTTCGATCCCTGGAGCGCCGTTCAATTCAGCCTGTCACTTGCGGAGGAAGGCTTGCCGCTGGTGGAAGTCGCACAGACGGTCAAAAATCTTTCTGAGTCCATGAAATCAGTGCAGGCGGAGATTTACGGCAACAAGTTCCACCATGACGACAACCCCGTTATGCGGTGGATGATGTCAAACGTCACGGTTAAGCCTGACAAAAACGACAACATCTTCCCGAACAAGTCCACCCCTGAAAACAAAATTGACGGACCGGTTGCACTGTTTACGGCTAAAAGCCGGATGCTGGTCAATGGTGGTAATGATGCTCAGGATCTGAGCGGCTTCTTTGAAAATCCAATCATGGTAGGTTTCTGATGAAGAAAAGTAAGCAGCCGGGCAAGGTAAAAAGCGCCTTGCTCAACTGGCTGGGCGTGCCCATCAGCCTGACTACCGGAACGTTCTGGCAGGAGTGGTATGGCACGAGCAGTAGCGGCAAGGTGGTGACTGCAGATCGGGCTATCCAGCTTTCTGCTGTTTGGGCTTGTGTCCGGCTTCTGAGCGAATCTGTATCCACGCTACCGGTTAAGATTTACACCCGACAGGCTGATGGATCGCGCAAGCTGGCGCAGAACCATCCGGTTTACCAGGTGCTTTGTCGCCGCCCAAATCTGGAAATGACGCCGTCGCGCTTTATGCTGATGGTGGTGGCCAGCATCTGCCTGCGCGGTAATGCCTTTGTCGAGAAGCTGTTTATCGGCAATAAGCTGGTGTCGCTGGTGCCACTGCTGCCCCAGAACATGGTGGTGAAGCGGCTGGATACCGGAAGGCTGGAATACACCTACACCGAGGACGGCAAGAAACGCGTTATCTCCGAAAAGAACCTGATGCACATCCGGGGATTTGGCCTTGATGGTGTCTGCGGCATGATGCCAATGATGACGGGTCGTGACGTGATCGGCGCGGCGATGGCCGTCGAAGAGTCCGCTGCAAAGATTTTCGAAAATGGCCTGCAAAGCTCGGGGTTTCTTTCAGCTGACGCGGCGCTTGATAAGGATCAAAGAGAGCGACTTCGGGGCTATATGCAGGCCTTTACCGGCTCTAAGAACGCCGGAAAAATTATGGTTCTTGAGGGCGGGCTGAAATATCAGAACGTCACCATGAACCCGGAAGCCGCGCAGATGCTTGAGTCGCGGTCGTTCAGCATCGAGGAAATCTGCAGATGGTTCCGCGTGCCGCCGTTTATGGTCGGGCATACATCAAAGCAAAGCAGCTGGGCATCGAGCCTGGAGGGGATGAATCTCCAGTTCCTGACCCACACGCTGCGCCCGCTGCTGGTGAATATTGAGCAGGAGATTTCCCGCTGCCTGCTGAATGGTGAAGAGGACCTCTTTGCCGAGTTCTCGGTAGAAGGCCTGCTGCGCGCCGACAGTGCTGGCCGGGCGGCGTACTACACCAGTGCGCTGCAGAACGGCTGGATGTCCCGCAACGACGTGCGCCGCCTGGAGAACATGCCACCGATTGAGGGCGGCGATCTTTATACGGTACAGCTCAACCTGACGCCGCTTGAAGACCTGAAGAAAAACAGCCCGGCAGCACAGGCTTTTGCGCTGCGACAGGTCCATAACCACGTATTCCCCGATATTCCCTTCGAACAGTCACCGCTGAAAAAAGCGGCTTAGGAGCATCCATGACGATTAAAAGCCTTCCGGCTGCGCCGGAGGGGCGACCTTTTGCGCGCGAAAAACCTGATCTGCCGGCTGCGGCAATGGAGCGCTGGAACGGTGGTATCCGCGCCGCCCGGGACGGTGACAACAGCATTTCTATCTTCGACGTGATCGGCGCGGACTACTGGGGAGAGGGAGTGACGGCCAGCCGCATTGCGGGTGCGCTGCGCTCGCTCGGCGGTGCTGACGTGACGGTTAACATCAACAGCCCGGGCGGCGACATGTTCGAAGGCCTGGCCATATACAACCTGCTGCGTGAGTACGACGGCAAAGTCACTGTGAAGGTGCTTGGCCTGGCGGCATCGGCAGCATCGATTATCGCGATGGCCGGTGATGACGTGCAGATCGGACGAGGCGCTTTCCTGATGATCCATAACTGCTGGGTCTATGCCATGGGTAACCGTCACGACCTGGCGCAGATCGCCGCGGATATGGAGCCGTTTGATAAAGCAATGAGCGATATCTACCAGGCGCGCAGCGGTCTTGATGCCGACACCGTCGATGCAATGATGGACAGCGAAACCTATATCGGCGGCAGCGAAGCGGTGGAAAAGGGCTTTGCTGACAGCCTCCTCTCAGCTGATGAAATTGCTGACGACGACGACAGCCCGGCAGCGGCGCTGCGCAAAATTGATGCCCTGCTGGCCAAAACCAGTACGCCGCGATCGGAGCGGCGAAAACTCCTTAAAGCCTTATCCGGCAGCAAGCCAGGCGCTGCTGCCACCCCTGAAGGTACGCCGAGCGCTGCCACCATCGAAAACGAAACTATTGACCGACTGGAAGCCGCGCTCAGCGGCCTGAAAGCGGCTGCCCAGTAAAACGGAGATGTTATGTCTGATGTAAATGAGATTCTGAAAAAAGTCAGCGCCAGCATTGAAGAGGCGACCGGCAAATTCAATGCCAAGGCAGAAGAAGCTCTGAAAGAAGCTAAGAAAAATGGCGAGCTGTCAGCGGCAACCAAAGATACTGTCGACAAAATGGCAGTGGAATTTAATGCCCTGAAAGATGCTGAGAAAACGCTTAAGGCGGCGCTCGGCGAACTTGAGCAGCAGGTTGCTCAGATGCCGCTGGCGAATGCTGCAAAGGTGATCGAGACCGTTGGCCAGACCGTTATCAGCAGTGAAGCGCTGAAAGCGTTCGCGGCAAGCGTTGAAGGCGGGAAGCGCGTCAGCGTTCCGGTGAATGCTGCGCTGATCTCCACTGACGTGGCAACTGGTGTGGTTGAGCCGCAGCGCCTGCCGGGTATTGATACCGCGCCGAAGCAGCGTCTCTTCATCCGGGATCTGATTGCCCCGGGCCGCACCTCTGCGCCAGCCATCTTCTGGGTGCAGCAGACTGGCTTTACCAATGCGGCGAAGGTTGTTCCTGAAGGCACCGCCAAACCGTACAGCGATATCCAGTTCGCCACGCAGATTACGCCGGTGACCACCATCGCGCATATGTTCAAAGCGTCCAAACAGATCCTGGATGACTTCGCGCAACTGCAGTCCACTATCGACGCCGAGATGCGTTACGGCCTGAAATATGTCGAAGAGCAGGAAATTCTCTTCGGCGATGGTACCGGCGCGCACCTGAAAGGCATCGTCCCTCAGGCATCTGCTTATGACGCTGCCTTTACCGTTGAGCAGCAGAACGGCATCGATGATCTTCGCCTCGCAATGCTGCAGGCGCAGCTGGCGCGCTTCCCGGCTTCCGGCCACGTCCTGCACTTCATCGACTGGGCGAAGATTGAGCTCACCAAAGACACGCTGGGTCGCTACATTCTGGCGAACCCGGCGGCGCTGACCGGCCCTACTCTCTGGGGCCTGCCGGTTGTGGCCACTGAGGCCGCAGCATTCCAGGGCAAGTTCCTGACTGGTGCGTTTAACGCCGCGGCGCAACTGTTCGATCGTGAAGATGCCAACGTGGTTATCTCCACCGAGAACGCCGACGACTTCGAGAAGAACATGATCTCGATTCGTTGCGAAGAGCGTCTGGCGCTGGCGGTGAAACGTCCGGAAGCGTTTATCTACGGCTCCTTTACCGCACCTGCTGCTGGTGGCGGCGCGTAAACCTTAACGGCGGCCTGAGGGCCGCTTTTCTTTTTCCTTAAAGGAGACAGCCATGAAGCTGATCGCTATCAAGCCCATCTACTTTGAAGGCAGTGTGCTTACCGAAGGCACCGAGTTCGAAACGCTGGAGCAACACGGCCGCGACCTTCTGGCAAGCGGTTACGCTCAGGAGCCTGGCGAGAAAAAGCCGGATCCTGATAAAGACCAAAAGCCGAAAGGGAATGGCAAGACCAAATAAGGAGTGGGCATGCTGACCAAAGAGCAGGTTAAGCGCCACTGCAACATTGAGCAGGATTTCACGGAAGACGATATCTGGATCGACACCAGTATTAAAGCTGCGGCGCGGTACGTCGAAACATGGACCCGCCGTCGGCTTTATGACACTGCCGATGATCCTGACTATCTCGTTGACCCTGATCGGTTGCTTTATGGCGAAGACATCGAAATGGCTATGCTTCTGCTTATCGGTCACTGGTACGCAAACCGTGAAGCTGTAAACGTAGGTAACGTAACTTCTGCGCTTGCGTTCTCAACAGAAGCGCTTCTTCAACCCTACCGGATATATGGCGTATGAGAGCGGGGCGACTGCGACACCGGGTTACGTTACAAAAGCCAGCGTCTGGGCGCCTGCCTTCCGGGCAGCCAGCCACTGGCTGGGTGGATGTGGCTTCAGTGCGTGCTGAGGTCGCGGACGTGTCCGGCCGAGAGAGGATAGAGGGTGGGGCTGAGGTAAGCAGCACCACAACCCGGATCTGGATGCGTCGCTATCCCGGCATTCCGATATCCACAGGCTGGCGCGCCGTTCATCTGCCACCAACCGGTAACGGCGAGATATACGACATTCAGTCGGCTATTTCTGCCGAAAACGGGACCCGCCTGGAGTTGCTTTGTGAGAAGGGGGTGAAGCAGTGATCTCAACAAGTCTTGATTTCTCCGGCCTGGCCGACATCGCTAAGGATCTGGAAACGCTCAGCCGGGCAGAAAATAACAAGGTTTTGCGTGATGCCACCCGGGCGGGCGCTCAGGTTCTGAAAGAAGAAGTAGAGAATCTCGCGCCAGTCAAAACCGGCAAAATGAAAAAAAACGTGGTGGTGCTGACCCAGAAAGGACGTCGCCGCGGCGAAATCGCTTCTGGCGTGCATATCCGGGGCATTAACCCGGACACCGGCAACAGCGACAACAAAATGAAGGCCAGCAATCCGCGCAACGCTTTTTACTGGCGCTTCGTTGAGCTCGGTACATCGAATATGCCTGCGCACCCCTTCGTTCGCCCGGCATTCGATACCCGCCAGGAAGAGGCTACGCAGGCAGCGCTGGCCCGCATGAATCAGGCCATTGACGAGGTGCTGGCGAAATGACAGAGGCTGACATCTATCAGCGGCTCAGTGCGCTGGCAGGCGGAAACGTTTTTCCGTACGTTGCGCCGCAGGGTACTACGGCGCCGTGGGTGATTTATCTGCTCCCGGGTTCAGTCAGCGAGGATGTTTTCTGCGGCCCGGCAGAAACAGCAAGCACGGTTCAGGTTGATGCATGGGCTTCGTCCATTGATGACGCCCGGGAGCTGCGTGATCAGGCTAAAGCTGCTCTGGCCGATCTGCATCCTGTCGGGCTGAACGAGATTAACGGCTACGAGCCTGACACCGGACTTTACCGGGCCACGCTTGAAGTTCAGATCTGGCAATAAATTTTCGTCACATTAACCCTGCCGCCTCCGGGCGGCTTTTTTATATCCGGAGATCAATATGTCCTCGAATTACGAAAAATCTCAGCTGACGAAAATCCTTATTTCGTCACTGCCAACGACCAGAGACGCAATGGAAGCCGCTGTCTATCTCGATCTGAGTTGCACTCTTAAAGAAGTGCAGTTCACCGGCGGTCAAAAACAGGATATTGACGTCACCACGCTCTGCTCCACTGAGCAGGAGAACGTTAATGGTCTCTCTTCCCCTTCTGAAATTTCACTGTCAGGTAATTTTTACCGTAACGCTGCGCAGGATGCGTTGCGTGATGCTTATGACAGCGACACGGCTTATGGTTTCCAGATCATCTTCCCGTCTGGCAACGGCTTTAAGTTCCTGGCAGAGGTTCGTCAGCACACATGGTCTTCCGGTACTAACGGCGTGGTAGCGGCAACATTCTCCCTGCGCCTGAAGGGTAAACCAGTACCTATAGACCCGGCCCTTAAACTGACCACTGATTTGCCCGCCGCACAATCTGTAGCGGTTGGGGCCGCTATCAGTATGGCGGTTGCTGCCGCTGGCGGTAAACCTCCCTACAGCTATGCCTGGAAGAAAGGAGGTGCCACGATCAGTGGACAAAAATCTGACACATTCAGTAAACCCAGCGCCGTTTCGGGTGATGCGGGAGATTACGCCTGCGTTGTTACTGATTCATCCGTCCCGGTTAAGACAATTACATCGGCAACCAGTACCCTTACCGTCAATTAATGGAGATGCCGGGTTAGCCCGGCATGCATAGCAGATGTCGCAAAATCTGAAAAAATTAGCCATGGCAAAAATGTCGGGCTTTCGTCATAAGACGGTAGCCGTTCCCGAGTGGGAAGGCGTCAAAGTGGTTCTTCGTGAGCCGTCTGGCGAAGCGTGGCTGCGCTGGCAGGAAGTAGTGAAAGTCGGTGCTGACGATGAAAATGTGTCTGTATCTGAAAAGGCACACCGTAACCTTTGCGCTGACGTGGTTCTCTTCATTGACGTCCTGTGCGACACCGATAAGCAACCGGTATTCAGCGCCGATGAAGAAGAGCAGGTGCGCGAAATTTACGGTCCGATTCACTCGCGCCTACTCAAACAGGCTCTTGACCTGATCAACAACACGGACGAAGCGCGGGAAAAGTCGCAACCCCTGGCGTAAAGTTTCTGATGTCGCTTGCGCTCCGGATGGGGCGCACGCTCTCAGAGCTTAGGCAGAATATGACGGCAAGCGAGCTTCTGATGTGGATTGAGTTCGACCGGCAAAGTCCGGTTGGCGATATTCGCGGTGACATTCAGGCCGCCCAGATTGCCTCTGCCATCTACGGCTCGCAGGGGGCAAAAGTACCGCTGGACGATGCGATCCTGCGCTGGGGTGGTGATGAGCAATCAGCACCGAAGGACCCGTTCGCCGGGCTTGAGGCTGCACTTACAGCTGCGACACAATAATTGCTTCACATGTCTTCAATGTGGCGATACGCTCTTTCCTTAAGAAAAGGAGGCGTTATGGAACCACTGGTAGTAGTGTTTGGAATATTCGGCTGGCTAATAAATTTAATTGTGATTTTTTATTTATTACGGTTTAGTACGAGGGCAAATGAACAAGTTGAAGCCCTTAAAGAGATAAATAAAAAGCAAGATGCGCAAATAGATTTATTAATACAAGTCGCTCACCAAAGGAAAGACAGTTTATAACTCAAGACCCGCTATCAAGCGGGTTTTTTTATGGGTGAAAATATGGCTACGTTGCGCGAACTGATCATCAAAATATCTGCAAACTCTCAGTCATTCCAGTCTGAAATTTCTCGTGCTTCAAGAATGGGTAATGACTATTACCGGGTAATGCAGACTGGAGGGCGCCAAGCGGCCGCAGCTTCGCGTGAGACTCAGCGTGCCTTGGCTGAGGTAACTAGTCAAATAAACACTGCGAAGGCCTCAGCACTGGGAATGGCAGGTGCATTTGCTGGAGCATTTGCGACTGGTCATCTTATATCGCTGGCCGATGAATGGAGCTCTGTTAATGCCAGGCTAAAGCAGGCTTCCCGGTCGTCTGATGATTTCACGGAATCTCAGCGGGCGCTGATGGATATTAGCCAACGAACCGGAACCGCCTTCTCTGATAATGCGAGTCTTTTTGCGCGTTCCGCCGCATCAATGCGTGAATACGGATACAGTTCGCAGCAAGTTCTGGATGTAACTGAGGCCATTTCTACTGGACTAAAGTTATCCGGAGCCAGCACGGCTGAAGCAAGTTCTGTTATCACCCAGTTTAGTCAGGCATTAGCGCAGGGCGTGCTGCGGGGCGAGGAATTCAACTCTGTTAACGAAAACGGTGATCGAGTTATCCGTGCGCTGGCAGCTGGGATGGGTGTAGCTCGTAAAGATCTGAAGGCAATGGCCGATCAGGGAATGCTAACCGCAGATAAAGTTGTACCGGCCCTGATAAGTCAACTTGGCACCATGCGTGGTGAATTTGAAGCAATGCCGCAAACCGTTTCTGCTGCCACGACGAAAATCGAAAATGCTTTCATGGCATGGGTAGGTGGCGCTAATGAAGCCACTGGTGCGACAAGTACTCTTGTTGCTGTATTGAATACAGTTTCTAACAATATCGACACTGTGGCTACGGCTGCCGGAGCTTTGGCTGCAATAGGTGGAGCTCGCTATCTTGGAGGGATGTTTGGCGATCTTGGGAACCAGACGGCGCAATTAATAGATGCCAGAAAGAACGAAATTGCGCTCGCATCTGCAAGGGCTGAATCTGCTACCCAATCACAACGAAAGGCGGCTGCAGATGCAATTGCTGCCGAGCGTGCTTATCAGCTCTCGCTATCCGAGCTGGAACTTGCAAAAAACACTAATGCAGAAGCGACAGCTACACAAAATTCTATTGCCAAACGGCGCGCAATGATAGCCGCCAATGCTACTCTCGTTCAGTCAAACAAAGCAGTATCAGCGTCGCAAGAAGCACTCAACCGATCAACTTCGGTAATGAATTTGTTCAAATCTGGCGCTACGGGACTTTTGTCGTTAGTTGGTGGTTTGCCAGGAATTTTAATGTTGGGTGCTGGGGCGTGGTACACGATGTATCAACGCCAAGAACAAGCCAGGGAATCTGCAATACAATATGCGGACACAATCGAGCAGGTACGAGATAATCTGAAATTAATGTCTCAGACGCAGATATTCGCCAATCTTGGACAGGCGAATATTTCACTGGATGCTCAGAATAGTGCGATTGAACAGCAGAAGCAGAAAGTTGCTGAATTATCCAATCAACTTTATAACGCAAAATTAGCAGCCAATTCTGCTTCAGAGGGAACATGGCTGTATAACGATGCGGTTGAGAAAGCTGCAGACTTTGCTTCAGAACTTGCGGTTGAAGAAGGCCGACTTGAGCAAATGCTCAATAAAAGAAAGCAAACACAACAGTTAATAAACGACATAACTGATCAGGCTATAAATAAAACAGTAGAAATGGCTGGTGCCGTCAGTTCTCTTACTAACATGTATGACCGGCTGAACAAGGTTTCCAGACAGTCTACAGCAGTGTCCCCACCAAAATATGCAGGACCTGTACTTCCTGCGCTTGATAATAAGCAGCTGCAAGCCATAGACAAGGCGCAGCGGCAGCTTGAGTTGTCCGGCCTTAAGGGATTGGACAAAACCCGTAGGCAGGCGGAATTCGATGCATCTGACCTTAATCTCCCGGCTGGTTGGCGTGAGAAGTATGTCAGCATGGAAGTTGAGTCTGCCAGGCAGTTGCAAGCAATTCGTGACTCCAGCCGCCATAAGGGCGGGAAATCCGAGGCTGAAAAAACAGCTGATACCTATGACAAGCTAATCAAACAGCAGAAAGAGCAGATCGCCCTGCAAGGTCAGAATACTGAACTGGCGAAGGTTAAATACCAGGTCAGTCAGGGGGAACTTGCTTCTCTGACAGAATCCCAGAAAAAGACGCTGCTGCAAAATGCTGCGCTGATTGACCAGGTTAAATTACGTGAGCAACTGCGAAATTACGAAGCCAACCTCGCCGACAGCAACGCCAGCGCCCGCGCAGCCAATGAAGCGCAACTGTTGGGTTACGGGCAGGGTACCAGGTTCCGTGAAAGACTTCAGGAGCAGTTCAATCTGCGCAAGGAGTTCGAGCAGAAGAATACAGATCTGCTCCGCCAGCGCCAGGCTGGTGAAATCGACGAGACCTTCTATCAGCAGGGACTGGCACTTAATAAGCGCTATCTCGAGGAGCGCCTGCGCGACCAGGACGGATATTACGCAGCTTCTGATGCGCAGCGTGACGACTGGATGACAGGCATGTCCGAAGGTTATGCTAACTGGGTAGATGAGGCGACAGATTATTCCTCTATGGCCGCTGACGGTATGAGGCAGGCAATGGGGGGCGCGGTCACCACGATCACCGATATGCTCAACGGCAACGTTGACAGCTGGAAGGACTGGGGCGTCAGCGTACTGAAAATTATCCAGAACGTTCTGGTCAATATGATGGTGGCGAATGCGGCCAGTTCTATCGGTTCGCTGTTCAGTTTCGGCGCTTCTTCTGCGGTAACTGCCAGCAGTGGCGCTGCTATTCAGAATGCCGGTTCGAACTTCACTTTCAACGCTAAAGGCGGAGTTTACGACTCACCTTCGCTCAGTGCATTCAGCAACAGCATTGTCGATACACCGACATTCTTCGCCTTTGCTAAAGGAGCTGGCGTCATGGGCGAGGCGGGGCCTGAGGCGATCATGCCGCTGACCCGCGCCGCTGATGGTTCGCTGGGTGTGCGGGCTGTATCTTCAGGCGTGAATAATGCAACAGGTTATAGCAATACAGCCATCACTGTTCACGCCCCGGTCAACATCACCCAGGATGGTTCTGCAGGTGAAATCAGTAACGCCAATACCGCCAGCACAGCCCGCCAGCTTGAAGGTATTGTCCAGCAAACCCTTACCGATCGCCTGAGGAAAGAAATATCGCCAGGCGGCATCCTCTATCGCCGCTAAGGAGCACTATGGCAATCGACACTTTTACCTGGTGTGTCCGCATCGGACCCAGTGGAGCAAATACTGTGGTCACGCTTCAGGCGCAGTTCGGGGATGGCTATAAGCAGGTGGCGGGCAACGGGATCAACTCTGATGCCGAAACCTGGAATCTGGCATGTAACGGTGATGTGGCGACGATGAAGAAAGTGCGCGATTTCCTACTGAGTCACGTCATCAAATCGTTCTGGTGGGTTAATCCGTGGGGTGAGCAGAAACTGTATCGGGTAAAAGCTGATTCAGTAAGCCCAACCTTTCCTCACGGTGGCTTTGTAGAGCTAACGTTTGTATTTGAGCAGGCCTTCGGGCCTTAGATTTATTTCCTCTTCGAGGGCCGCTTATGCGGCCTTTTTTTATGGGAAGAATATGAGCTTCACGAACGACGTACAAAAACTGGAACCGGGTGAGCTGATACAGCTCATTGAGATAGACGGTACCGAATTTGGTATGGATACGATACTGCGCTTCCATGCCCACAATATTGCTTCGGCAGGCTGGGCCGCTTTCGCCGCCGGCAACCTGCCCGCGATCATCTGGCAGGGTCAGCAATACGATCCTTACCCGTACGAGCTGAAAGGCCTGGAGCTGTCCAGCACCGGGGCGCAGCCCACACCCACTCTTTCCGTGTCGAACGTCGGCAACTACGTGACGGCGCTGTGTCTCGAGTACGACGACCTGGCGAGGGCAAAGGTGAAGATCCACACCACGCTGACGAAATATCTCGACGCGGCCAACTGGACAGCCGGCAACCCGAACGCCAGCCCGGCGGACGAGCGTGTGCAGCTTTTTTACGTCAACGCCAAAACCGCTGAAACGCGGGTGCAGGTCGACTTTGAACTTTGCTCACCCTTTGACATCCAGAACCTGCAGCTGCCCACCCGGCAGATCACGCCGGTCTGCACCTGGTGCACGCGCGGCTGGTACCGCACCGGCACCGGGTGCGACTACAACGGGAACCGCTATTTTCTCAAGGATGGCACCCCCACGGATAACCCGGCGCTGGATATGTGCGGCGGCCAGATGCAGGACTGCGAAGCGCGGTTCGGGACGGGTAACCCGCTGCCGTTTGGCGGCTTCCCGGCGGCAAACCTTCAGGGTAAATAACCATGCGAAAAAAACTGATGGATGCGATCCGCGCCCACGTCGCCGCGGAATATCCGAACGAGGCCTGCGGCGTGGTGGTGCAGGCCGGACGGGCGCAGCAGTACATTCCGTGCCGGAATATTTCAGCAACGCCCACTGAGGCCTTCACGATCTCGCCGGAGGATAAGCTGGCAGCATCGGAGCAGGGCGAAATCATTATGGTTATCCACTCGCATCCTGATGTGGTGCAGCTTGTGCCGTCCGAAATGGACAGGGTGCAGTGCGACTGGTCCGGGGTGGAATGGGGCATCATGAGCTGGCCGGACGGTGATTTTTGCACGCTGGCACCCCGTGAGGACCGGGACTACGCCGGACGGCGCTGGGTGCTGGGCTTTGCTGACTGCTGGTCGCTGATCCGTGAGTGGTTCCAGCGTGAGCACGGCATTACCCTGGGCAATTACTCGGTACCGTACGAGTGGTGGGAGCAGGGCGAAAATCGCTACGACGATAACTGGGAGGCAGAAGGCTTTATCCAGGTGGACCCCGTTGATATGCGCCCCGGCGATATGATCATGATGCGCATACAGGCGCAGGTAATCAACCACGCGGCTGTTTACCTTGGTCATCACGAGCACCAGGACAATATCATGCTGCATCATAATTTCGGCAACCTGTCTGCCCGGGTGCCGTACGGCAAGTATTACCGCGACCGCACCGTTCGTGTGGTCCGGCACAGGGAGCTGATGAATGCTGAAAACACTGATTCTTGAAGGCCGTATGGCGAAAAAGTTCGGGCGTGAACACAAATTTCACGTTGAGGATCTGCGCGAGATACTGCGCGCCATGTGCAGCCAGGTTCCCGGTTTCAAACGCTACCTGTCAGAAGGACATATGCAGGGGATCCGCTTTGCCTTCTTCAATGGCAAAAACAACATCGGCCTCGACGAGTTTGACATGACCCGCGGCGGTACGGTGTACCGGATTTCGGCCATTACCGAAGGTTCAAAGCGCGGCGGTGTGCTGCAGATCGTTATCGGGGCGGTGGCTCTTGTGGCCGCGTATTTTACCGCGGGTGCCTCGCTGACGGCGATAGGTCTGAGCACAGCTGCCGCAACCGCGACAACAACGGCCCTTACGGGACTCGGTCTGTCGATGATGCTGGGGGGTGTTGTCCAGCTGCTGACACCCCAGCCGAAATACAACGTCGGCGCCTCGTCCAGCACGGACAACAAACCCAACTACGCCTTTGGCGCGCCGGTGAATACCGTGGCTGTGGGTTATCCGGTCCCCGTGTTTTTTGGTGAGCGCGAGATCGGCGGGGCAGTTATCAGCGCGGGGATCTTCTCCAGCGACCAGCAGTGAAATTTATTCTCAGCTACAGGCCACCTCCGGGTGGCTTTTTTTATGGGTGAAATATGCGACTTCTCGAAGATGAACCCCTTATTCAGGGACGTAAAGGCGGTGGCGCTAAACAGCACACTCCTGTTGAGGATCCGGATGACCTGCTGTCGACAGCGAAATTAAAAATGTTGCTGGCGATCGCTGAAGGTGAAATTCAGGGTGAGCTGACCGCACAGAACATCTTCCTAAACGATACCCCGCTGGCGAACGCCGACGGCAGCTACAACTTCACCGGCGTGAGGTGGGATTTTCGCCCGGGCACTCAGGATCAGGACTACATTCAGGGATTGCCTGAGGTCGACAACGAAATGTCGGCAAACGTGACAGTGACCACCACCGCGCCGTGGACACGCCAGTTCTCTAACCTGATGCTGGATGCCGTGCGTATTAAGCTGAGCCTGCCCGTACAGTACACCTATAAAGACAACGGCGACATGGTCGGGACGGTCACGGAGTACGCCGTCGATCTCTCGACTGATGGTGCTGCCTGGCAGACGGTGGTTAACGGCAAATTCGACGGAAAGACAACCACGGAATACCAGCGCGACATTCGCATTGACCTGCCAGCGGCCACTACCGGCTGGGCTGTGCGGGTGCGTCGCATCACGCCTGATTCCGTGGGTAACTCAAAACTGATAAACGCCTTCAAGGTGTTCTCGTTCGCTGAGGTGATCGACAGCAAGTTACGCTATCCCAATACAGCGCTGCTGTATATCGAGGTGGATGCCAGCCAGTTTACCAGTGGGGCCCCAAAGGTGACCTGCAGGCCGAAGGGCAAACTGGTACGTGTCCCGGACTCCTACGACCCGGTTACGCGCACCTACAGCGGCACCTGGTCCGGTGGCTTCAAAATGGCCTACACCAACAACCCGGCCTGGGTATTTTACGATCTGGTGCTGGATGAGATTTATGGCATGGGCACCCGCATCGATGCTGCCATGATCGATAAGTGGGAGCTGTACGCGATTGCGCAGTACTGCGATCAGAAGGTGTCGAACGGGGCGGGTGGTACCGAGCCGCGCTTCACCTGTAACGTCTACATCCAGAGCCAGCAGGACGCCTACACCGTTCTCAGCGATTTGGCGGCGATATTCCGGGGGATCACCTTCTGGGGCAACGACCAGATTTACGTGCGCGCGGATGTGCCGCAGGATGAAGTGGATTTTACCTACCACGCATCAAACGTGATTGACGGGTTGTTTACCTACGGCGGCGGCAGCTACAAAAACCGCTACTCGTCTGCCCTGGTATCCTGGTCTGATCCGCAGAACCATTACAGCGATACTGTTGAGAGTGTCTACGATTCCGACCTGGTGAAACGGTACAAGGTCAACCAGATGTCGATGATGGCGATTGGGTGCACATCACAGAGTGAAGCGCACCGCCGGGGCCGCTGGGCGCTGCTGTCTAATGCGCGCGACGGAACGGTGTCATTTGGCGTGGGGCTGGACGGTTATATTCCCCTGCCTGCAGAAATTATCGGTATCGCGGATCCGTTCCGTGCCGGTAAGCAGAACGGCGGGCGTATCCGGGCGGTGAGCGGGCGTAATGTCACGCTTGATCGTCCTGCTGACTACACTGCCGGCGACCGCCTGGTGGTCAACCTGCCGGACGGCAAGGCGCAGACGCGGACAATCGCGTCCATCAGCGCGGACAAACAGACGGTGACGGTCACCACCCCCTTCAGGCTGCCGCCTGAGTCCGGTGCAGTGTGGGCCATCGATAGCGACAACCTGGCTATCCAGTATTTTCGCGTGACATCCATCCGGGCGAACGACGACAGCAACGGTGGTTTCACGATCACCGCGGTTCAGCATGATCCGAATAAATACCGCTATATCGATGACGGTGTGCGCATTACCCCGGCGCCGGTCACCGTCACGCCGGTAAGCGTTCTGCCGGCACCGAAAAACATCACCCTCACCGAAACCGACCACATTGAGCAGGGACTCACCGTTGCCACCATGAATGCTTCCTGGGACAGGGTGGATGGCGCTATCCGGTACCAGGCGCAGTGGCGCAAGGATAATGGCGACTGGATAAACGTTCCGGTGAGCAGCGCCCAGGGATTTACGGTGCAGGGGATTTACACCGGGAATTATGACGTGCGGGTGCGTGCGCTGAACGCCCAGGACTCAAGCTCGCCGTGGGGTTATGCTGACACCACGTATCTTACGGGCAAAAACGGCAGGCCGGGAACGCCGCAGGCACTGGCCGCCACGGACGATGTCGTCTGGGCTATCGACATCACCTGGGCTTTTCCGGATGGCTCTGGCGATACGGCATACACCGAAATTCAGCGCGCCACCACTGGAGACAAAGCTAACCCGCAATTACTGGCGCTGGTGCCGTATCCGGCCACGCATTACCAGCATGGCCCGATGCGCGCGGGCGTCAGCCAGTGGTACCGCGCGCGCCTGGTGGATCGTATCGGCAACACCGGCGACTGGACGGTGTGGGCGGCAGGCCAGTCCAGTTCAAAAGCCGGTGATTATCTCGACATGATCGGCGACACGCTTGAACAGACTGACGGCTATAAAAACCTCGTTTCGGATATTGCGGATCTGGGTGAAGATATCCAGTCGGCGCGCGACGACATCACCGCAGTTACGACAGAGTCGGCGGCGACTAAAGCGGGCCTGGCGCAGGAGGTCACGGACCGTAAGAAAGCCATTACCGACGAGGCAATGGCGCGCGGGCAGGCGCTGCTGACCGAGAAAAACGAGCGCGTCGCGGATATCAGCAACGTCAACCAGACGATTCAGACCACCACCGATTCGCTTGCGCAGCAGATCGCGCAGATATCGGCGGGCACCGGCTCCCAGTTCGACCCGGCCAAAATCTGGTACTTCGATTCGACGTTAGAGGGCTGGACCGGGAACGGGACCCCGACAATCGTTGACGGGTGGATACGCCCGGCGAACCATGCCACCGATCCGTGGGTGGCATCACCGGGCTCCCTGGCTATCAACTCCTCGTCCTATCGCTTCGTTAAACTCCGAATCAGGAAATTCGGTGCACCGGGCTGGACGGGGCAGCTGCGGTGGCGTGGTACGGGTGGTTTCAACGACACCAACATGATCACCGTCGCCGAGCCTGCCTACGACGCCAACGGTATCGCCACGGTGGAGTTCGACAACATTCCCTGGCTGACCGAAACCACGATGAATCAGTTCAGACTGGATCTGTCCACTAAACAGGACGCGACGAACTATTACCTGATTGACTGGGTGGCGGTCGGACGGCCAACACCGGGGGCCGGGATGGCGGCGCTGCAGCAGGAGACGACAGCCCGTGTCACTGGCGACCAGGCGGAAGCCATGGCGCGCGAGACGCTGGCGACTCAGCTCCGGGGCGGCTATACCGGTGACGACCCCTCAAAACTGGCATCGGGCCTGCTGTACACCGAACGCCAGGCGCGCATTACGGCGCAGGAAGCGGAAGTGACAGAGCGGAAGAAACTGGAATCGACCGTCAATGACAACCATGCCTCTGTAACGCAGGAACTGGCAACGCTGACGACAGAGCAGGAGGCTCAGGCTACCACGCTCTCCGGCCTGCAGGTTACCGTCGGTAAAAACACCGCTGATATCACCACGGTTACCAAAGCCGTTGCTGATAACAATAAGGCGCAGACCACTGCGCTGGCTGCGGTCAAGGCCACGACCGACCAGAACACGGCGGATATCAGCACGGAAACCACGGCCCGTACGGATGGTGATAGCGCGCTGGGCCGCCGCATCGACAGCCTGAAGGTTGACGTGGACGGCAACACGGCCAGCAGGGATGCCGGTATTGTCGGCAATGTTACCAATGCGCTCGCCAACTTCATGGCGTTCTCGGATCAACGCGTTACGTTCGCCGTTGGCGAAACTAAAACGATGGCTGAGATCACCGAAGCCAGGAAGACGGCCGCGGATGCCACAAGCGCCGTGGCGGAGCAGGTCACCACGCTTAAGGCCACGGTGGAGCAAAACGGCCAGACCAACGCTGCAGCCATTACGCGCATTGATAAAGCCGTTACGGATCTGGAGAGCGCCACTGCAACCAGTATTGAGCAGGTGACGGCTGCGATCGGTGATACCAATGCCAACGTCCAGACGACCAGCCAGGCTGTTGCGGATATCAACGGCAAGCTGAGCGCGCAGTGGGGCGTCAAAGTGCAGGTGGAGGCGAACGGCGTTAAACGCATCGCCGGTATCCAGCTGGGCATTGATGCCACCGGCTCCTCTAACTTCCTCATCAGCGCAGACACGTTCGCGGTTTATAACCCGACCAACAACGGGCAGGAGCTGGTGTTTGCGGCGATCGGCGGCCAGATGTTTTTGCGGTCGGTGTTTATCCAGGATGGCTCCATCGATAACGCCAAGATCGGTTACCAGATAAGTTCCAGTGACTGGAACGATCTAGGCCCATGGGACCCGAATGGGCGCGGCTGGTGTATCCGTAAGGACGGATCTGCATATTTCAATAGCGTGACGATTAGAGGAACAGTCTATGCCACTAATGGGAGCTTCAAGGGGAGCATTGAGGCGACCAGCGGAAGTTTCAGAGGCACGGTTGAGGCGACGTCTTTTATAGGGGACGTGGCTAACGTGGGCATAGCGCCGGACGCTGTTGTATCTGGAGCTGGCACAGCATCGAGTTCGATTACGTTTACTGACTCCTCTTCATCATCGCTGGATAAATCGGCCCTGCTCGAGGCGATGGTGTACGTCTCCTCTACCTCAGGTTCAACGGTGGTAAGCATCACCCTTAACATTAACGGAAATGTTCGTGATATGGGCTCTATAAGCGTGCCTGCCGGGACGGGAGGGCTCTGGGTGACCGTGCGTCATGCTGTTCGCAATCTAACGTCCAGCGTGATTACAGGGACCATTTCAGTTGTTGGTAACGGGACGGCAAGTAAGCGAATTGCCGCTCCGACACTCACCATTACCCGGGGCACCGGCTCCTTCTCCTGATCCTCACAACCTCAGACCATCCAACCCAGCTCCGGCTGGGTTTTTCATTTTAAGGACATCACGAATGGCCACACTTGATGACGATTTAGCAAATGCCGTCTCGGAAGGATTTCGCCTGGCGCAAAGCAGTATCATCAACCAGGATCTGATTTTATCCGGGACAGGTGACGTCACCGTAACCCTGGCTGACGGGTCTAAAAAAACAGGGCCGAGCTGGTCGAAGCTGATCACTGCAGCGACCGCAGCAGGAACCAGTGCCGCTGCAGCCAAAACTTCCGAAACAAATGCCCTTGCGTCAAAAAACGCAGCTGCAACCAGTGCCACGAACGCGGCAACGTCTGAGGGTAACGCTCTCGCATCGAAGAACGCTGCCAAAACCAGCGAAACGAACGCGAAAACGTCTGAGACGAATGCTAAAACGTCGGAGACCAACGCAGCCGCCAGCGCCAGCAGTGCCGCATCATCGCTGACCGCCGCGCAGCTGCTGACGTCTGTGCCTTACGAAGAGGCTTCGTTTCCTGACGTCTGGTTGCCGCTCAATGATGACATGCGCCTGCTGGCGGGTTCCGCGCCATATGACCGGCTGATAATTTCCGGGCAGGTACTGGAGCTGCCAACAAAGTCAGCGACCTTTACCCGGTCAACCAAAGCAACGTATATCGACAAATCCGGCGTATTGCAGACCGCAGATATTAACGAACCGCGCTTTGAAAAGGCTGGGTTATTACTGGAATCTCAGGCCACAAACTTATATACAAATTCCGAGCAATGGGGAGCAGGATCGAGAGTTACCACCACGAACAACAGTGGTGACTCACCTCGTGGCGATAAAACGATGGCGCTGATAATAGAGGATACAGCGGGGGCAGAACATTACACGCAGGATCGCAATATTGCTTTGGTAGCAGGAGCAACTTATTGCTTTTCCGTTTTTGTTAAGGCTCACTCCAGCCCACGCAACTTATATTTGCGTGTTGCTTCTGGTAGCACATCTCAAACTTTCTTTGACCCGGTTACAGGGGCATGGTCTGGTAATGCGGGCGGAGCTGATTATATTGATCGCGGGTTCGAGGATTTGGGAAGCGGCATTTACCGGGTCTGGATGGCGTTCACAGCCGCCGCAAGCCAAAGCACAGTTATCCGCCTTCAATTAGCAAACGGCGTTTCATCAAACTACACCGGTGATGGCAAGTCAGGTTTATATGTATGGGGCGCGCAATTAGAGGACAGCCCTTTCCCTACTTCATATATCAAAACCGAGGCGTCTACCGTTGCGCGTACCGCAGACAGTTGGAGCATTCCTGTTGAAAATGCCGGATATAAAACTCTTGCCACTCTGTTTAATAGGACCGTTGCAGCGGAGCTAACTGCCAAGTTTATGCCTGTGGGCGGCTATACTGAGGCTATATCTGTCCAGGGCCCCAGATATGACATCGTTTGTCGACTCGATACGAATAAAATGATGCGTTCCTACCGCAGTAACCCGCTGGAGATTGCTCTAGAAAATGGGGCGTCAGGTATGTTCGCGTATACCATCACGGGCAATGCTGTATCTATGTCATTTATTGGAAAGACCACTTCAGGTACCCGAACCAATGCCGATGTTAATGCGATCACGAAATTCGGTAATGTAGCCCAGTCTACTGCAAGGTTCGTTTATTACCTTCGCAACTTCCGCATCTGGCACCGTGTCTTAACTCCCAACCAAATTAATGGACTCCGCTAATGAGAGATTTATATCTGCGCTTTAATGACGCCGACCAGATGCGCACGCAATTAATCGCGGCGGGGTTTGTGAATGATGAGGGGCAAGGTGGTTTATATCACCCTGATATCAGCCTGGATATCGTCGGCGTTATCACTGTCCCTGCTGAAGTTATCAATCCCGGTGAAGAAAACGAAATCATTAAGTACACCACCGAACCCGGCTATCACGTCAATTTGCGGGTTATGAATGACTCGCTCGATTTATCCGGGCTGAACGACTTTGTAGTTACACCGAAAACACCGGCTCGTGTCTGGGCGTAAGGGGTTACATCATGGCATTGAGAAAAGACACTGCAGCCCTGGCTGCGGCAGACGTAAAGGCACTGAGTAGTGAGTCCGGCGGTGTCGTAAACGGCAACGTGCAGGTAACTGGCAAAATGACGGTAAATGCCGGAGGCAGCGTATTTACAGACATTCACACCAGTGCGGGAGGTGGCTGCGGGGTTAATGCGTGGCGGCCTGAATCCAATAATTGGATTGAGCTAAACAACGTCAAAAATGACACCATAGAAGGAAATTTTGTAAATTACCTAACTGGTAGCTGGTACAACGGCGGCTGGTCGATTGGTGGCGTAAGAGGCTCCAGCACTAATATAGACAGGGTGCAAATTAACGCTAACGGTGGATCATCAAATTTAAACTCGTCTTTTATCTTCGGTGCTAACGGCAACGCAGGCGGCGGGACATGGAACAATCCATCAGATGAGCGACTGAAATACAACATTAAAACCATTGAAAATCCCATTGAGAAAATGCGGTCATTTCATGGGAAGACTTTCACTTATAAAAAGGGTGATGTTGATTCCGCTGGGTATATTGCCCAGGAAGTGCAAAAGGTTCTACCGGAAGTAGTCGGTGAGGATAATGACGGATTCCTGTCTCTGAATGTCGCGGGCGTTGGAGCGCTTCACCATGAGGCGATCCTGGCACTGATTGAGCGCGTTGAGTATCTGGAAGCTAAGCTCGGTTTGCAGTCAGACGAACAGTTGGAGGTTCAGCAGTAATTATCAATAGGCAGGGCTTTCTTGATCTGCTCCCTCTTTAAAACTACTGTATTTATACACAGTAAAAATAATAAGGAGGGGTTATGCCACGCAGACTTGATATTGAGGGGGCTTTTCGCACAGCTATTAAACACGAGGCCAGCGGGCGCCGCACGGTGACAACTGAGGACTTCGTGAAGCACCTGGCCTGCGCTAACTGGAACTGGTCGCTCAAAGAGGCGAACAACTGGATCGAGAGCCACATTTCGACCTTTAAAGACATTTCACCTGACGAGGGTCAGGCGCGCACTTTCATGCTCTTCAACCCGAACGGAGGTCTTTAA